ACCTATAAAGGACAATCTTACATGAGCAGGTCAGGTGCTATAACTACAATAAAAACTATTATGGGTGCTGTTAGTAGTCCGACTTTCCAAGTTGTACTAATAGGTGAACCATTATCAATACCAAGTGGTGATAGGGTTATTTCAGCATACTTTAATGGGGAAAGTGCAAAAACAAAAACACTAGGCAATGTAATGGTCACACAAAATTGGACTGTTAGGGCGTATTTTAGGGTTGCACCTAGTCAAAAGGCAAGGGAAGCATTAGAATTAGAGTTGTGGAACGCTGTCAGAAGCATACAGACAGGTTTTAGGGCAGATTCACAATTAGGTGGGAATGTAACAGATTTAGATATATCTTTAGCGACTGTAGGGTGGATTGATTTAGGTGGCAATACTTTTAGAAGTATAAGTTTTGATTTACAATTAATAGAACTAGAAGCAGAAAGTATATCTGCGTAAGGAAAATTATATGGCAAAAAAATCAGGTTTAGGAAATAATTTATTCATATCAGGTTATGACTTAAGTGGTGACGTTGGTGCTATAGGTAGCATTGCGTCAACTAGGGGTGTACAAGATGTTACTAGCATCAATAAATCTGCACATGAAAGATTATTGACACATTCAGATAGCACAATAGAATTTAATTCATTTTTTAACGATGCGGCACTAGCCGAACATGTTGCACTTAGTGGTTTACCAACTACAGACAGAATAGTTACTTTTTTGGTTGGTAGTACGTTAGGTGATAGTGCATGTGCAATGACAGGGAAACAATTAAATTATGATGCTACTAGAACAGCAGATGGTGGTCTAACCTTTGCTGTAACAGTACAAGGTTCAGCAGGTATACCATTAGAATGGGGTATATCAGGAACAGCAGGGAAAGTAACACATGGTTCAGCGACAAATGTGACTAGTATAGACAATAGTGCTAGTACAGCAAATGGTGCTTCTGCATATTTGCAAGTTTTTGCTGTTTCATCAGGTACTTGCGTAGTAAAGGTGCAACATTCTACAAACAACAGTTCATGGTCTGATTTAATTACATTTACTGGTGCAGATGACATAACATCTGAACGTGTAACTGCGTCAGGCACAATTAATAGATACTTAAGGGTAATTTCAAGTGGCACATTCTCGAACTGCACGTTCAATGTCATCATTAGGCGTGGCACAGCAAACGACATATAAGGCAGTAAAGCCTTTATCAACACACTTTAGACCTGCAACTTGCAGGGAAGTTTCCTGTTTGCATTACTTACAGGGTTGGAAAACTGTTTTAGCAGATAATGATTTAGACAATATAAACTGGATTAGAAACAAATCAGGTCTAAATTTTACTGAAGAAAAACAAGAAGGTACTATTACTTTTATATTTTATGCAGGACAAAATTGTTTTAGAAGAAATACACATGTTATTTCTTTAGACAGACCTGCTATATTTGGGGTGGATAATGGTCAAGGTTTTAGGAAACAAGAACCTGACCAATGGGTGGATAATTTTGACAACCATTTACACAAACTGAAGGGAGAAATAAATGGCTAAAGAAAGTGGTTTAGGTATGGCACTTGCAATCGATGATTCAGGTGGTTCAGCAAGAACTATATCTAACGACATAACAAACTTTGATTTTGCAATACCACGAGGTGTGCAAGATATTACAGGTATAGATAAGTCAGCAAATGAAAGATTACTTTTGTTAGCAGATTTTTCTATAACAGTTAATGGTGTTTTTAACGATGGCAGTAATGCGTCACACGATGTTTTTAAAACTGTAAGTTCAACTTCAGTTGCAAGAACTACGACTATTACAGTATCAGGTCAAACACTAGCAACTGAATCATTTTATACAGACTATGCTTTGAGCAGAGCGGCAACAGGTGAATTAACTTTTACATCTAATGGTGTTCTACAAAGTGGTACTGTACCAACTTGGGCGTAATTTAGAAAAGGGAACATAATGAAAAAGTTTAAATTAAGTCAAGCCAAAAAAATTGCAAACATTACGTTTGAAGGAACTGATTATGATGGCTTAGAAGTAAAATGTTCTTTAGATTTGCCGATGAAAGTTGTGTTAGATATACAACGATTGTCGGTTTCTGAAGATGATAAAGATAAATTAGAAGCAAACAAGATATGGTGCGAAAAAGTTCTGTTATCTTGGAATTTAGTAGATGATAAAGGAGATGTTATTCCTGCAAATGCTGAAAGTGCTTTGATGGTTGCACCATCTAGGTTACTTGCTGTTTTAATTACAAAATGGGCAGAACTAGTTACAGAACCATCAGCAAATTTATCGAACACGCAGAACGATATGCCCACATTGGAAACATTGGCGAACCAATCAACATTGAACTAGAACAAGCCTTGTTGATTGACATGATATGTAGAAGATATGGGTGTATGCCAAGTGATGTTCTTGAAGAAGATGCTTCGTTACTGCGTATAATAAAATTGGCAACTATAGTAGAACAAAAAAACAATGGCTAATGAAGTAAATATAAAAATAAATGCTGATGACATGGCAAGTGGCAAAATAAGTGGTTTAAATAATCGCTTAAAATCAATGCGTGGTACTTTTCTTGGAGTAGCGGCGGCAGGTGGTGCTGTTACTGGTGTACTAGGTATGATGACAAAAAGCAGTCTTGACCAACAAATTGGAATTAACCAATTAGACAATGCTTTGAAAAATGTTAATACTAGTTATGCAGAAAACAAAACAGCAATAGAAGAAGCAATTAGTGCTACACAAGCAAAGACAAATTTTGGTGACGAAGAACAAAGGCAAAGTCTAGCAAGAATAATATCACTAACAGGTGACAACACAAATGCTTTAGATGCTTTAGCAGTTTCAACTGACTTGGCTTCTGCAATGGGTATGGATTTATCAAATGCTAGTTTGCTAGTTGCCAAAGCCTTATCAGGGCAAACCAGTTCTTTAACTAGGTATGGTATATCACTAGAAGAAGGTGCAAGTAAGACTGAAATATTAGAAGCCTTACAAAAACAATTTGCAGGTTCAGCAGAAGCGGCGGCAGACCCTACAACACAGTTGGGAAATAGAATTGGTGACTTAGCACAATCTATAGGTGATGTGTTGTTGCCTGTATTAGAAACAATTGTGCCTATGATAGACAGAGCAGTACAAAAAGTTATTGCATTTAGCGAAGCAAATCCTACACTTACAAAAACTTTGGTTATAGGTGCAGGTGCTTTAGGTGCTATTGCACTAGCATTAGGTACTTTAGGTTTAGCAATACCACCAATTATTACTGCCCTAACTGGATTGAAAACTGCGTTTGTTGTATTAAAAGTTGCTATGATGGGTAACCCATTTATAGCAATAGCAACTGTTTTAATTGCATTAGCAACAATAACAATACCTTTAGTAATAAAAAACTTTGACAAAATAAAGGACGCAGTATTTCAAGTTGTGAATGCAACTATGCCTTTTATAGAAGCGTTTATAAATTCTTTTGTATCACTTATAAATATTTTAATTGAAGGTTTTAATAAAATTAATATTTTTGGTGATGACATAGACACACTTACTGATGTAACTTTGCCAAGATTTGAAAGAAGTGTAGATAAAGTTAACGAATCTACTGAAGCACTAGGTAAGGGCGTAGAAAAACAAAGTGAAAGCATTTTAGATGCTTACTTTAGAATGCAACAAGGTGTAGATGGTCAAATAGATAAACAAGATGAATTAGTAGACGCAATAGCACAAGACAGGCAAGAAATTAGACAAATAGAACAAAAGCATTATGAACATTTACAGACAATGCGTATTGCTGACCAAAAAGCGGCAGAAGCAGTAGCGAATGGTACAACTAAAACATTCAAAGATTTTTTCAAAGAACAAGAAAAATTAGTTATGGCAATGCCTGACACATTTTTAACTGGTAGGCGTGAACTAAGAGAAACAGAAGAGGCATTTTTTAGAAGAAGGCAACAAGAAGTACAGGGTGACCCAGTAGCACAAGCAGAATTAGCAAGACAGTTTAGACAAGCAGGTGGTGGTGGTGACCCTACATTTAACAGACAAACTATTGAAGCGTTTAGCAAAGTGACAGGTGCAGATGGAAAGATTACAGGTGCAAGGGGAACTTTATTTGGTTCATTACATGGTGGATTAGGTAGTATAAACCCTTTTGATATTGGTATGACACAAACATTTGCAGGTGGTAAGGGTGGTGCAGGACAAGTTAATATAGAAAATAAATATATTATTATAGAAGGTGATTATTTTGGAATTGACGATTTTGAAGCAAAACAAGCCGCTTCGCAAATTTCTAATATTGAATCAGGAATTATCGAACCAACAAGCAGTATAACATAGGAGTAAAAAATGACAGCAGGAACATCAGATTTTCCGACAAGTTTAGATACAACAACTAATTTGCCTGTTGCTTCAGGTCTATCAGGCGTTGAATTAGATGGAGATGGAAATGCAAACAAGGTACATTCTAATTTACATGGAACAACTGACACAGCAGTAGTAGCCATAGAAACAAAAATGGGTACAGGTGCAAGTACACCAACAAGTGGTAATGTACTTAGAGGAACAGGAACAGGCACAAGTGCTTGGGCAAAAGTTGCTTTAGCATCAGATGTATCAGGAACATTACCTGTAGGAAATGGTGGAACAGGGGCTTCTACTTTGACAGATGGGGGTATACTACTTGGAAGTGGTACTGGGGCTATTACAGCGACTGCTGTGCTAGGTGATGGCGAAATGTTAGTAGGTGATGGAACGACAGACCCTGCAATAGAATCAGGTGCTACACTAAGAACAAGTATTGGACTAGGTGATGTTGCAACTAGAGATACTGGGATTAGCAACAATAATATTCCTATCTTTACATCAGGTGCAGAAGATGAAGATTTTCTTAGAATAAGTGGTACTTCAATACAAGGTAGAAGTGCGTCAGAAGTATTATCAGATATAGGTGCAAGTGCTGTTGCAGGTAGTTCATCAATTGTTACTACAGGTGCATTAGATAGTGGTAGTATAACATCTAACTTTGGCACTATAAATAATGGTGCTTCTGCTATTACAACTACTGGAACTGTTAGCACAGGTGATATTAGTTCAGGTGGTAATGTAACTTTAGCAGATGCAAAGTCAATTATATTTGACCCTGAACCTGCATCAGACCATAATTCAGCAGGTATGATTGCACCTATGACAGCAGGTGCTACATTAGCATTTGGTGACGCTGTATATCAAAAATCAGATGGTGAAATGCACTTAGGTGACGCTGATTCTGCTAGTACGTCAGGTGTTATAGCAATAGCAGTAGCAAGTGGTAGTGATGGTGCTAGTAGTAATTTTATGTTCTATGGCTTTCTAAGGGACGATTCATGGAACTGGACAGTAGGTGGTCTTATATATCTTTCTACAACAGGCACTAGTGGTAATACGCTAACGCAAACAGCACCTTCAGGTTCAGGCGACATTGTCCAAATACTTGGGGTTGCTACACACGCAGATAGAATATTTTTTAATCCATCACTAACATACGCAGAGGTGTAAATGGTTGATATAGCAAAAATATCTAACATCAATATAGGTGATGTAGCAAAGTTTCAAAACGTAGCAATAGGTAGTCTAAGTAAAATTATGAACCTAGATATTAGCCTTGCGTTAACATGGAGTACAGAAGCAACAATTAGTACAGCAAGGCAAGGACATACACAACATGGCACAGGTTCAGCAGGTATGATAACAGCAGGGTATGATGGTTCAAGTGCTTTAACATCAACAGAAGAATATGATGGAAGTTCATGGTCATCAGGTGGTGCATTATCTTTTTCTGAAGGTGCAGGTGGAACTGTAGGTTTTGGTGCTAGTAATAGTGGTGTCAATGCAGGTGGTTTTGGAAGTGGAGATGAAACTGGACGAACAGAAGAATACAATGGAACTTCTTGGTCAAGTGGCAATACTATGTCTACACCTATTAGTGGTGCTAGTGGTTGGGGAACATTAAGTGCAGGTGCTTGTGTAGGTGGAACAATTTATAATCCTACACAAAGGGATAGACAAACTACGCAAGAATACGATGGTACAAACTGGAGTAATGGCAATAATTGTTCTACTGGTATAAATCAATCTGCTTGTTTTGGAACACAAACATCAGGGGTAAAAGCAAGTGGTGCTTCAGGTGGAAGTTCTACAACTGACACTAATGTTACTGAAGAATACGATGGCACAAATTGGAGTAGTGGAGGTAATATTTCACAAGTTCGTAGATATTCAGCAGGGTTTGGTTCTTTATCAAAAGGGTATGCCGCAGGTGGAGAAACTGGTGGTACTGACCAAATAAGCACCGAAACATATAATGGAACTTCTTGGAGTGGCGACACCAACCTACCTGCCGCCAAGAGTGTATCAGCACAAGGTATGGGTGGCGATACTTCTAGCAATGGATTTTTAGCAGGTGGAATAACAAGTTCAATAGTCAATACAATGTTTGTAGCAAGTTAGGATTATTATGTTATACGCAGAAGGAAATATTTCAGGAAAAGGTTTTGTAACACACGATGACAGAAACAATGGTTTAAATCCATTACAAATGGGCAATATTATAATAGTAGAAGATACAAGTGCAGGAACAGCGTGGCTTAGTAGAAACAGTTTAACTGCTATAGAAAAAAGCGTTGCACAAGCATCTTACGATACACACATGGACAATATTTTAGATAATTGGAATGACAGCGATATGCAACCAGTTATAAAACCAACGAAGGGAACACTACCTTGAATTACGAATTATCTTTATTAAATAAAAAAGAAAAAAGTTTATTAAACAACATAGAAACACAAGTAAAAGACAATCATAAAAAAAGACAGATATTTAGAACAGCAACTGAAATGATGTTTAGTGTTTTAAATGATGCTAAATTTCCAACTAATGCTTCTAAGTATTGGCAAAGTGTCAGGGAACAATCTGTGCATTATGAAGAATTGGTAAGGCTAAGTTTTAAATATAGAAAACTATTAGTTGATATAGATGAAAAGTCACATTTGATTGACACACTTGCAGGTAGTGTATTTGATATGCGTAGATTAGAAATAGAAATAGATGAACTAGCATTTGAAAAAGAACTAATGGAACAAGTTGCAGAAGATAGGGTTAGGGAAATACATTCTTGGCATGGGATTATGCAAGTATTAAGTGAAGCAGAAGAATTTAATACAGAAGATGTAGACGCACATCAAGCAGAAAGTTATTTAAAAATATTACAAAATAAAGCAGAATCTATAACACAAGGAACTAATCAGGCAGAAGTGTTTAACATTATAGGTCAACTGAACACTTTAAAACGATTAAAAGGAATAGAACCAATACCGATTGAAGAATACACAAAATGAGTACACTTTACGATAAAGCCATAGATTACGACAGTAGTATACGCTACGATGATATTAGAATTGGTTTTGCTAAATACAACGTATTTGTAGACTGGGATAATAATGACAATTTTACAGGTACTTATGATGACATTTCTGACGATGTAAGGGAAGTAAAATGTAAACTAGGTAGAGATTTTGCAAGTCAGTTGACTGGTAAGGCAGTTGCAGGAAGTATGACTGTAACAGTTAGAAATGAAACAGGTAAGTATTCATCATTTAACGCTTCTAGTGTTTTAACAGGCAATCTTGTACCTAACAGAAAAATACAGTTTGCAAGTTATTATCCTAGCGTTACACAATTATGGACAGGCTACATAGAATCTATTATTCCAAGTGTAAATATTAATAAAGTGCATACTGCAACAATTACTGCTAAAGGTGCTTTTAGAAAATTTGCTACAACCGATGTGCGTGTACCTATGTCAACATCTACTGCTACTGGTACTGCTATTGGTGCTATTTTAGATTCTGCTAGTTGGGGTGCAAGTGATAGGTCTATAGATACAGGCGAAACAACTATGACTAGGTTTTTCTTTTCAGGTAAGGCGTTATCAGGATTAAGACAAGTAGAATCTACAGAATCAGGATTTATAAAAGAAACTAAAGATGGCAAGATTGCTTTTGAAGATAGACATCACAGGTTAGAAACAACTGTTAGTAACACAAGCCAAGCAACATTTGCTGATGATGGCACAGGTTTGAGTTATACAGGCATCAAACAAGCCGATGCTATGTCTTTGGTATATAACGAGTTTCTAAGCCCTGTAAGCGTGTTTACAGTCGCTTCTATTGCTACTTTGTGGACACACCCATTGGCAACTACAACAGGTACAGCACCAAGTCTTGAAATAGGTGAAAGTGTTGTTTTACTTGCAGAATACCCTAACGAAACATCTGCTAATAATGTTGTAGGTGTAGATACTTGGACAACACCAGTTGCTACTACTGATTATTTAGCAAATACTGCATCAAATGGAACAGGTACAAATAAAACAAGTGACATTGGTATTGCTGTTGTCAAATCAACAAAAAATATGCAAATAACAATAACCAATAATGCTGATGCTAAAGTTTATTTAACAAAATTACAAGCAAGGGGTACAGCAGTAACAATATCTGACCCTGCAATTGTAAAAACATCTGATGCTACAAGTCAGACAAAATATGGTCTTAGAACTTATCCTAGACCTGATGAAGCAAAGTTTGTTCCTACACAAGAAGAAGCACAAGATTGGTGTTTGCAAAATCTAAACGCACACAAAGAACCAACTGCAACAATACAATTGACCTATAGTGCCAATCAAAGCAACGATACAATGACAGAAGCATTAACAAGGGATATATCTGACAGAATTACAGTCAAAGCATCAGGCAACGCAAAACTTGGATTTAGTAGGGATTTTTATGTTGAAGCAATTTCACATACAATAAATACTGGTGGCAAACATACTGTTAATTATAGTTTGTCAGACACAGGTGGTTTTGCAGGGTTTTGGGTAATTGGTAAGGCTAAATTAGGCATAGATACAAGGTTAACATATTAGGAGAAAAACATGGCATGGACAAATCCAAGAACATTCCAAACAGGTGATTTAGTAGACGATGATATGCTAAATGCACAACTTAGGGATAATTTAAATGAATTATCAACACATGTGCATAATGGTAGTGGTGGTGAAGGTACTTCTACATTAGCAGGTGTAGACAGTATAACTTTTGATGATGTAAGCAGTACACCTGACGCACCATCTGCTAACGACATAATTATTTATTCTGAAGGTGGTCTGATAAAATATAGATTACCAAGTGGAACAGTTAAGACTTTATCAACAACAGCACATACACACTAGGAGATATAAATGGCTTGGACTAATCCAAAAACATGGGCAGATGGGGAAATACCTGACGAAGATATTATGAACACGCACATAAGAGATAATCTTAATGCTTTATCTACACATACACATTCAGGTTCGGCAGGTGATGGTTCTGCTAATTTAGCAGGGGTTGATTCTATAACAACTGACGATGCAGGTTCTACACCATCAGCACCGGGCAGTAATAAGGTCATTATATTTAGTGAAGGTGGTGTTTTAAAGATGAGGGCAGGTGCTAGTGGTTCTGCTTTGACATTTGCTACTACTGACCACACACATACAGTTGCAGAAAGCACACAAACTAAAACTTCATCTATGGCTTCAACAGGTGTTGCTAGTTCTTATGCAGGTGGTTCTGCACAACAATCTGTGACGTTTACACCTACTTCAAGCACAGGTGACGAAAAATTTGCCATATTACATTACGCTTCTGTTATTTATTCTAATGCCAACAGTACATCAGGAACTTTTTTTATGAACTTTGAAAAAGATGGTACACAAGCAAGGGAATTATCTGTTGCTTTTAGTGGAGGTGCTACTGTTCAACTAGCAGGTGATTTTTTACATGTTGCACTAGCAAGTTCGTCAACTGTTTTTGAAAACGATTATAGAGCAACAGAAACAGGAAATGTAAATTACAGGGTAACTGTTACAAGGGAAATTAGGACAACATAAATGTCAGTTTTAGGTTTACAAGTTTTAAAAAACACAAGTTTACAAGAAATTGAAAAGGCTTTTGGTAGACCTGAAGTAAAAGAATATGGCGTTGATTATTTAGAATTAGATAATAAAAGGTATGCACAATTTTTTGTACATCATAGTGACATGACACCTATAACAAAAGAAGAAAATATAAAGTTGCAAAGATGGTTACAAAATATTACAAAATTACCAAACATAACAAGATTAAATAAATTACAGGAAGTGATAAATGTTTAAATATTTTGCTAGTTTAGTCAGAATTATAGATGGTGACACTTTTGTTGCAACTATTGATTTAGGCTTTAGCACTCATCGAAAAGAAACAGTTAGACTTGCAGGAATAAATACACCTGAAAGCAGAACTAGAAACTTAGATGAAAAAAAACATGGGTTAAGAGCAAAAAAAGAACTAGGGGACATTCTTACCAATACCAAAGAATTAATAATAGAAGTTAGAGAAGTCGGAAAGTATGGCAGGGCATTAGGCGTTGTTTATGCTGATGGGATAAATGTAAACTTTGAATTAATAGATAGGGGTATGGCTTACCCATATGATGGGGAACAAAAATTAAATTATGAACAAATGCTTATAAGATACCCTGCAATGGAAAAGGTTAGAAAAACACTTGGGTGATATTAAAAAAGATAAAGAAGGGAATGTAAATTTAACTGGAACACAGTTAATTACATTTCTTGTATTTTTCCCTATTGTAATTGTTTGGCTTTTTCTTGCGGCTAGGATAATTTGGAGTGCGTCAACAAACCCTGAAACTTTGGACAGCATTGAAGGATTATTGACAGCACTGGCAGTGATTTCTTTGCCAGTTTCAGCAGGGTTAAGTGAAATTTTGAGGGCATTTGCTTCTGAGGTAATAGAAAAGAAAAAAGGAGATGACTAATGAAGATAACATTCAAGTCAAAAACATTTCGTTTTCCTAAGTTATATTTACCAAAAATTAAGGCACAATTCAGTCTACCAGTATTGCAGATGGCTATACCACGAATTAAGACACAGTTAGGTCTAGGTGATAATTTTAGGAAAATCATGGGCATATCATTGTCTTTAGCAGGTTTGATAATAGTAGGTTCTGTTTACTTTGCTATTGCAGGTGTTAATCAGGCAAGTGTATTCCCACAGGCAAGTACATACACAATGAATCAAAACACGACTGACGTACCTGTAGGTCAGGAAGGTCAAGAAGTGACACAAACATTGAAGTTAAATCTAAATAATTCAAGAATAAAATCTTTGATTATAGACGACATTAATGTAGGTAGCACAACTATTACTGATTCATTAAAGATATTTGCAACTGGTAATTACTGGATAGAAGTAGACGAATTATTAATAGATAATTTGACTGCACCTGACCTAGTATTGTCCAATTCAGAGGTTTATAACCTGATTGTAAAAGATAACAAAGCAGATGGAAATTCCTTTAGTCCAACTTTAACTAATGGCATTGTAGATGTTGTTCTTGCTAGTGAACGTGGTGCTATAGATTTACCTGCTGTTACAAATTCAGATTATGACCGAATAATTATTGAAACTGCTTCTGCAAATTCACAGATTGGTAAACTGCACATTAAGAATCTAAACGCATACGATGAAGGCGTGGTTCTAAGTAACCTAAAAGTAGGAACTTTGACAATACAAAATTCATCTATCGGTAGTGGTACAGGTATTGATTCAGCAGACTTTAAAATTCTTGCAGATGTAAAAGTTGCACAGTCTACATTGAGCAACAATGTTGAAGTGCCGATTAGCGTAAAGTAGGAAAACATGTTTGGGAAATTACGACCACAAATCTTTCTAGCAATTATTGTTTTAGGTATATTATCTATTGTAGGACTACTTAACGAACATAATGAAATCGCTAGTGGTGCAATAGGTGGAATTATTGCTTTAGGCATGAAAGTGCTAGAAAGTGAATAGCATAGAAGCCCTTTAGAGGGGGTAGCAAATCTTTATGAGGGGTAAACTACCTAAAAACTTCTGTAAGGGCTTCTTTTTATAATCTAATGTAAATTAGGGGGAACTAATGAATAAATTATTGATGGCTTTATTGCCTAGTAATATTAAGGCAATGTTGGAAGTATCACAAAAAATATTTCAGAATATAGAAAATGATACACAGCGAAAAAATATTTATAATTTTATTTTAGAAATATTTGACGAAGAAGGTGATGGTGGTTCTAGGGTAACTATTGGGGAATGGGCTAGGTTAGGCAGTAGATTGGGAATACTTAAAAAGAAGTAATTCTATCTATTAATTTTTTTGTTCTTTTTGAAGGTTGCTTTGTAAGAAAGCCACCACACTTACCATTGTCATAAGGTGGTTTCTCACCTAATGAATAATATTGGTCAGCAGTAGGGTCTAATATTTCTTTTGTTTTTATATTTTGTAACCACCAATGTACAATATTATTTTTATCTTTTGCACGATGTGGTTTGAAATCTTGGTTTTGTAACAAATGGTACAAGGCTTCAGTTGCTACATAGCAATGTCCAAACATAGGATTAGTTTTGTTTTGTGCAACAAATTCTTTTTTTAATAAATCAGGTGTTAAATTATTTTTTATATTTTCTATTAATTTTTTCATGTTCTTTTTTCTGATACCCTGCCATTGCTGACAGGGTATCTATTATAAACCTTTATCCTATAATGAACCTATGTTTGCATTTAGGACAAGTTGCACCTATGCCTAAATCATTTTCTGTATCAGGTTGTGGTTTTTCGCCATACACTTGGTGTGATGTTTGGATAATTTCATTGTTATCCAACAAGGTACTTGCCTTGCTTCCAAATGTACCTCTAGTCAATAATGTTACGCCTTTGCCTACAGCAGTCGCATTGGCTATTGTGTCACTTGACCACCTGACACTATTGCTGTGGACTTTGCTAACAATACTTTGCATTGCTTCAGCATCGTCTACATACTCTAAAGCATCTTTCATAAATGATGCTTGGCTATGTTTTTCGTCCACAATTACGTCACCATCTAGTGCTGTTTGTTTTAGCACTTCACCTATAAGTCGCTGTATGTACTTCACATCAACCATGTCCCTAGATAGTGGCAATGGAATTTTTTGCATCACATTTAGTGAATGTGGAAATTCCAAACCAAGTTCACAAATCGGAAGCCCTAGTTCATAAAGCATTGGCTTCTCTGTATTTTTGTAAACTTCTATGTCAGTAACCCTAGTGCTTTTTCTTAGGGCTACAATGCCATCAATGTCATTCAAGATAACTGTTGGCAGTTTTGCACGACAAAGATTGTCATGCTTTTTTGCGTCAACGCTTGTGCCATTGACTGTGTATGTTAGACCATGTGGTGTAACAACATCTTTGAATAAAGCAGTTATTTCTTCTACCTGCTGATTATTCCAAACAAAGGTAGCAGTTATTTTTGTACCCTTGTGCTTTATACTTTTGTGCTTGGTAACATCACGCTTACCATTTGCAAAAGTTATTGTGTGATTGTTAGTCACAATTGTTGCAGTCTTAGCAATCGCAAGTAATTGTTTTTCACCTGCGTTGAACCTTCCTGCTACGTCAGCATTACGTCTTTTTGCAGTTGACCTGAAAAAAGTCCATATATCTGACACTTCGTCAAAACCTGCACCATCATCTTTAACTTCTAAAGTAGCAGGTTTTCTGCCATCTTTAGTTAAGGTAACTTTACAGTAAGTAGGTCTTGCCCTATCTTCTGTATACCCTCTATACTCGTCAAAGACATTAGCAACAAGTTCCAAAGGTTGTCGCTGTTGGTTATCACCACCAACTAATTCACGCCAACCTTGAAAGTCTATATTGAATATATCTTTCATACTTTTTACACCTTTTATAGGATAGTTTCAGCATTGCAAGTGCAACGCCATATGACTATCATAATTCATTATTAAACTATTGTCAAGGAAATAAATTATCTAATATTGCTATTTTTATTTATTTTAAACACTTGACAAGGGTTTAGTTATCCATTACAATTATCTTTATAGCGTTACAAAAGTAACACTAAACAGTTCTTAGAAAGGAACAGAAAATGGCAAACAATACAAAAATATGTGCAGTAATAACAGCAGAGCATAAAGCAAAGGTAATTGATAAATTATACACAGAACTTATGACTAAATTTCCACAAAGAGTTTGGAATATAGATAGTCCAATGTTCGAGGAACTAGAAGCAACCATTTACCTAAGTTACAGCCCTGTAGCAAAAGCACTAATGCAAAAGCATAAGGTGTTACAAATGGTATTAAGTGCATTAAAAGATTACACTCACTCATACAATGACTATGATAAATTAGTAAAAAAATTTACACACGAGGCTACAAAAAAAGAAACAGATTTAGAGAAAATGATTTGGGCTACTGTTCAGGCACTAGGTAGTGAACTAGCAGTAGAAGTATTTACAAGACCTGAATTACAGGAAGATTTGAAGATGTTTGAGAAATTAGACGCAGAAAAAATATTTCTTGACCACGAATACGACATTAGTAGCATACCTGCTAATTCTATATAAAAACAAGTTCACCTAAGCATGTGAATAAACTGCTTACTAAATAAGAAAGGAGTAAATGTATGGATAAGAAAAAAGTAAATAAGAAAACTATCAAACTTAAACCAGTAGTAAGACAAAAGTTACTACAAGCAGAAGTTGCTTTATCAAAAGCACTTAGAGATATGGATTTAGGTTAGATTAATCTATTCACCTAAGCATGTGAATAAACTGCTTATAAAAAAACAATAAGTTCTTAGAAAGGAACAATAAAAATGATAATAGAAACAAAAAGTGATGAAGTTCTTTACATAACAATAAATGGTTGGGTTTACTACATTGATGATTCAACTGGAGAACAAATAATAGATAAATGGAAGGAAACAGAAAAGGAATAAAATGCACAGACCAAAACTTGTTTTTCTTTACACTAGAATAAATGGTGTAGAAAAAATAAAAAAAATAAAAACTAAATAAAAAAATAAACCCCCAAGAAGTATGAAAAACTTGGGGGTTTGTCTTAGAAAGGATACAGAAGTTATGAAAACAATCTGTTATATCTTGGTAAGAACACCTTTATTTAATTATATAGGTGTTTCTTTTTTTTTGACAATTTCATAATTAGTTTCTACATTTCTTATTGCATTTTCTATTTTGCTTATTAGTTCTTCTGTTTCATCGCTAGGTATAACGCTACTAATACTTTGACTAAATATTACTTCACTATTACCAGTAATTGTTTTCTTTATTATTTGCAATTCGTAATTATTCAAAACTTATCCTTTACTTGCTTTTATTAATTGCATTGCTACTTTTACTTGTTGTTGTTCAAAAAAGGTTACACCTACTGCTAAAGCAGACCATACATGCCCTGAAATGCCATATAAAGC